GCAGTAGTCTCAGGCTCGCCTTTCATGAATCGCAGAGCTTCAATCAACGCACCGTTTAGTAACGCCGAATCAAAGTTGTCGCCTAGCCACGATGTACCCGCAGTTACAATTGACTCAGGGTAGTAGAAATAGTGAAGCTCAACCGAATATGTTGCATCTGGTGTGGGTCCAAGGATAAGACTCAGTTCAGTCACCGAGCTACTGTTTGGTCCGAAGATGGCGTAATACTTGGGCGTACCCGTGCTTGCGGGTGTTGGGTACGCTTGGCGAATAAAGTTGACGTCTTTGTTAAGCAAGTATTCGTAGGAGCCATTTGCTTTAATCACAGCCAATGAGTACACAGATAAAAAGTCGCCCGGTGCAGAAAGATACTTGTTGTTAACGGTAAGTGCGCCAGTAACGTTTTTGCGAAGGTTTGAAATCTGAACAGTGTTGTAAATTTTCTGTTCGGCTTGCTGCGTGAACATAGCCAATTCATCTGCGGTAAACGAGTTCTCGCAAATGTCTGCAATATTGGCTGTTAGTTCAGCATAGTTCATGCCATCGGACCTCTAGCCATTTTGCCTTTAGTCTGCGCTTTGCCACCGCGCACGATGATGCCAGTAGTCTTTACATCATCACGCCCGGGGTCGCCTGAGCTTACGCGAGGTGCAGGCATGCCACATCTCATGTCTTTTGCCGATAACGTATTGGGATCAACCGCGCCACTCACGGCATTTTGTGGGCTAATCTTACCGCCACGCATGGTGTGGGGTTCGGCGTAAACAGAAGCCGCGCCCACTTCTTTACCCATCATTTTCTGACTAAATTTAGCCATGATTACCCCTGATTAGCAACACGGGCTAGATTGCGACCCATTGATTTCATTGACTCAGACGAAACACCAGCAACTTTTTTGCCGCCCTTCATGCCCAAGACTTTAGCATCAACAGTGCCTAAGTTCTTAACATCCGTCTTACCTTTCTTTGCTACGCCATCAGCGCCACGTTTATAAGCCATTTTAAACTCCTAAGAAATTGTAACTTGCCCAACAAATGAAGTCGTTGTCATGCCTACTGCCTCTATAACCTGTGACCGACTCTGTGGATAGCCTGTGAAGTCTGGTCTTGGATTGCGAATGGCTTGAGGATCATCGACAGGCCACATACCAAGTTGAAGTTGCGGTTGATCGGGATTCCAGCATTCATTACAAGCCTTAACATTAGTGGTTTTAGTCTTAACAATCAGGTAGCGTAATGTCCGTAGTTTATACCGAAAGCCGCAAACATCACACTCTGCAATTGCTTTACTATCAGAGGCAAACTTATTGCCCACGACTAACTCCGAATGCCTATAATGCGCGGCACAAATCGTACTGAAGCCTTCTCGCGATCTTCTTGGGCTGCAAGGTCAAACTGAAACTCATACTCTTGTTTAAGCATCTGCATACGCGGTGCAAGGTCGGGAAATTTCATAGCAACGTAGTAAGCGAGTCCTGCTGCAATTGCTGGCAAGAATCTGAAGTTTGCGTCTTGAGTATTTGCGCCCGTACCTGCGTCATCAATACGGCGCATGCGCCAGTATTTAAAAATGTAATAAGGGGCGGGCGCTGTGCCTTGATCGGGAACAGGCCATACAACAATCTTAGGGTTATCCCGTAGTCTACGAACCCACACTTGGATGGGGCGACCTTGTGTTAACTTGTTAGGGATTGTGGCGTAAGTCGATACACTGATACGAGATATAGTGAGGTCAGATTGAGTAGAAGCATTGCCCGCACCCGTTCTGACAACGTGATCCATTAAATCAATCGTATCAGCAGGTAAGTCGTATTCTTCCACGCCTTCAATCAAGTCAATCTCACCCTCGTCGATTGTCCACATGTTAATGCCACGGTTTTGAAACTCAATGGTCATTAGGTTCATAGATCGTGTAGCCGTGCGTAAGTCGTAACCTGTACGCATTTCTTTACCGGCACGCTCAAACGCCTCTTCTGCCAGTTCAGCGAAGTCTAGGTTAAACGTGGTGGTTCCAGAAACAGCCATTATCTAAATCCCGATGTTTTCTTAGCGATGGTTTTAGGCTGGGCTACAAACTGTTTGCCTGCCGCCTTACCCGTGCGCTTTGCTTTAGTTGTGGCTGCGTACTCCGCAGGGCTAAGTGCATCAATCGCTTTCTTGGGCAAATACCGTTCACCTGTCTCAGACGATTTCTTGCCTGACTTGGTTTGCCATTTCTGGTCGCCCCAAGCTTTTAAAGACTGCTGCGGTTTTGCTAGGCTGCTCATTTATATCCACCACCTGCTGCTTTGTATCGTTTAGCCATTAGCTGGGCTTTTCTGGCTGACCATTGCCCTGCGCCTGTACCCTGAACTGCCGCAGCTTTTACGCTATTAAAGATACGCTTACGCAAATCTGGTTTAGTGTAGTTACCTGACTCATTTACTTTAGACTTAACCTCACCGCCTTCAGCAAACATCTGAAACTTATCACCATCCTTGCGGCGCATCGTTTTGCCCTTTGGCATCTTGGCTGGCATGATTGCGCCCATACCACGGCTTGCTTTCATCAGATCACCTTTTTGCGAGCTTTACTTTTAACGGCAGCTTTCTTAGTTAAAAACATTTTTTCAACCATTTCTATTCGCTGCGGCTTGGTGGTAACTTTGTTAATGATACCCTTGCGTGTTGACGAAGTTTGAGCTTTGTCGTAAAAACCAGCTTTTTCTAACGCCTTCTTACTGACCGGACTAGCTACCTTACCGCCCTTCTTCATGTAACCCATCTTATTGCGTACTTCAGTGGGCAACTTTGCAAGTCCGGGGTTGCTGTCTGCATCAACGGGTTTCAACACATTCTCCCTTTGGTTTTGCCTCGCTGTGCAATACCATCTGCACGCTTAGAGGCTTTAACCGCACCGCCTTTTTTCATTGGCGTAGCTTCTAGTGGGCGCTCACGCAGTAATCGTTCTTTGCGTAATTGTTTATTGTGCGGCAAGTTACGCAATAAATTGCCAATAGCGTCGGGAGCTTTTTTTATCATGTCAATAGCTCCCTCAATCGGCATGCGGTGGTAAGGTCGCTGTGGTTTACCAGAACCTTCCTGCTCATTCATGCTGTAATCATTTTGGTTCTTGGGGCGAGATGCGCCCCGCCCAGAGCCTTGCATCTCGCCCGTGCTGTAGTCGTCTTGAATATTGAGTCGTGGCGCAGCTACGCGAGGAGCAACGCGAGGGGCAGACCGACGAGCTTCTTGTGCGGCTTCTCTTGCTAATGCTGCGTTTTCAGCCGCCGTATCTGCCGCGCTTTGTGGCGTAGCAGGTTCGTCAGAGGTCAGATATGTAGAGCGTTTTGGCACAACATCATTCTTCATCAAATCTGATGCTTCTTGGTCTGTGTACCCGCCATCGTTAAAACGTTTCTTTTTCATAACATTTTCCCTTTAGTTTTACCTTTGATGCAGCAACCGTCTGCGCGTTTGGAAACAGAGCCGCCCTTTGCCATCTTTGTAGGTTCGCCATACGGCATTTCGCCGGGTTCAATTTTACCCATTGAAGGCAAGCCTGCCTTGTAGCGTGGCGCACCCATCATCGTACCCATGCCGGGGGTTTTCATCTTTATCGGCGCTTTCTTGCCTTTTGCCATCACGGGCGACACAAGCGCGTCTGCATCTTCAAGTTGTTGGATCATTGCCATGTCGGTTCCTTAGCAGGCGCGTCCGCCGCGATTCATTTTAATCATCTTGCCTTGGGTTTTGCCCTTAGACTCGACGCCACCACCCTTTGCCATCTTAGGCATACCGCCTGATTTGGCAGCAAACGCAGGAATCTTTTTACCGTCTTTCATAATCATTGGCATGCCGCCCTTCTTGAGCGCAGTCATATCGGTTTTTTTGCCGCTGTGCATTTGCTTGTCGTGCATACCTACGGCTTTCTTGACCATAGCTTTGTCTTGTTTCATGTCTTTCATAGCACCACCTTGTTGTTGGTTAACATTTCCACCGTTTAAGACTTGCCGCCTTGCGTGTTGGTCTGCCTTTCTCGTCTTTCATCGGTCCGGGCATCCCAGACATACGGGCGCAAAACGATTTCTTGCGTGGACCGCCTTCAGGCTGTGGAGCTTTGAGGTTTGACCCAGTTGCTGCGTTGTACTTGGCACGACCTTTGGCGGTTAAACCCGCCCCCTGTTTGACCGGTAGCTTTTCACCGCGACCAATAGCAAGGGAGGGGGTTTTCTTAGC